ATTCTTACATTGTCACGGCTGATGTGCAAAGGGGAAGCGGCAGCACAGTGAATGTGCCTGTGCATCGCAACCTAATAGCAACCTTGGCAACAACTGTCGCTTGCGTTGCTGGTCAATACGGCACTACCGTGGCAATGGGTGGCACAACCTACACGGGCGTTACATTCCAAGTTGTGTTGCGCGAATATCCAAATTACAGCCTTGTGCCAACCGCTAATGATTCGTTTATAAATTGGTCTGGCCCGTTTAGAGCGTTGGAGTTGGTGCTGTGAACGTAATCACCCCAGTTCAAAACACAAGCAATATTCGCATTGCGGATTTCTTGCGTATATACACCACAAGCGGCGCATATTTGATGACAACCGCGCCCTCAAACATGACGGTACCAGCAGTCGACGCTGCGCCATTCCAATCGGTTGGCACATTGTTGGCAATTGGTCAAATACAGCGCGACATTAAATCAACTGCCAACGATACAACAATCTCATTGTCGGGCATCGACACTTCAATGCTGGGCTTTGTCCTTGGGCAAAACGTCAAGGGTTCGCCAATTCAACTGTGGCATGGATTCTTTGACACCGACGGCGCATTGATTACAACGGGCGGCACGGGTGGCTTGTATCAATACTTTAGCGGCATCATTACATCGTTTGCCATCAGTGAACAGTGGATGGACGAAGCGCGAATGTATGTCGGAACAATCAGCGTTTCGGCATCGTCGATTCAATTGATCTTGCAAAATCGCATCGCGGGCCGATACACAAACAACAGTTCATGGCAGTTCTACAACAGCACAGACACAAGCATGAATCGGGTTCCGTTTATCGAAACGATTAACTATCAATTCGGAAAAGATGCGCCCGCAAATTCGTAAGGCATCACCGTTTGATGTGTTGCAGATTTTGGACAAGCTGCGGGATTACCGTTCGCACATGCCCTATGGGTTCTTGGCAGATGCTGATGACGCAGAACACGTTAAAACGATGCTGGCGCATCTGATGGCGGGCCAGGGCGTGGTGATAGTGGCAGAGCAAGACGAGCGCCTTATAGGCGTTTTAATCGCGGGCGTAATGCCATCTGTTTGGTCGCCTAAGCATCTGATGCTGACGGAATTTGCGTATTGGGTAGACGAAGAAGCCAGGGGCGGCACGACAGGCTACCGATTGTTGCGCGAGTATTTAAACGAAGCGGTTAAGATGAAGGAAGCAGGCCGCATTGCCAATTGTTTTATCAGCAAAATGGTCAGCAGCCCAGATTTGAAATATGAAAAATTTGGGTTTAAAAAACTTGAAGAATTTTGGGTGATGTAATGCCGGGATCAATCATTGCGGCTTATTTGGTGAATGCGGGAGTCATTGCGGCAGGATTTGCGGCAACTGCTGTGGCATTTGCTGTCAATATGGTGGCATCGTCTATCATCAGCAAAGCATTTGCACCAAAAGGCTTTGGAACCAATGACGCAACGCCAAACCCTGGCAGTCCGGTGCAATTGCCGCCAGCAGGCGATAACAAAGTTCCGGTTGTGTATGGCACGGCATTTTTAGGCGGCATCGTAACCGACCTTAGCATCACTAGCGACAATCAAAAACTGTTTTACGTTATGACGCTATGCGAAGTGACAAACACAGAGCCGGGGCAAACGCCCGACACAATCAGTTTTGGCAACGTGTATTGGGGCGGCAAGCGTTGTCTCTTTGATGCTGTCGATCAATATAAAGTAATTGGGCTGCTGGATGAGTCAACGGGTGTCACCGATAACACGGTATCGGGCAGGCTAAATATTTATTTGTTCCGCAACGGATCGTCATCAGGCGCAAACACAGCGCAAACGGCGATTCAAATTATGTCAAGCGCGGGGCTGGTGTATCAATGGGACAACACCAAGCTAATGTCAAATGTCGCATTTGCCATAGTTGAGATTACCTACAGTCAGTCGGCAAACTTAACTGGTTTACAACAAACAAGGTTTCAAGTTACAAACAGCCGATATAAACCTGGGGATTGCTTGGCTGATTATTTGCAATCGGCTCGATATGGCGCGGCGCTGACAACTTCGCAGATTGATTACGCAACGCTGACGGCGTTAAACGTATACAGCGACACGGCGGTTACATACACAACATTTTCTGGAACTCCTGCAAATCAAATTAGGTTCAGGTTTGATGGTGCATTGGACACCAATCAAACCGTTATGGATAATATTCAAGCGATGGCGTCTTGTGCTGATTGCTTGATTCGATACAACGAGATAACCGGCAAATGGGGCGTTATTGTTCAATCGTCATCGTACACGGTGGCAATGGACGTTAACGATTCTAATATGGTGTCGGCCATTCAAATCACGCCTATTGATTTAGCCTCAAGTTATAACATCATTGAGGTTAAATTTCCAGACGGGACAAACCAAGATTCATTTAATACCGCATTATTTAATCTGGCGGTTGTAAATCCGTCGTTGATGTATCCAAACGAGCCGGTCAACAAACAGACCGTAACGCTTGGGTTGGTCAATAACAACGTGCGGGCGCAATACATTGCTAATCGGTTGCTTGAGGCAGCGCGGGAAGATTTGCAAATCAAGGTCAATATCAATTATGTTGGTTTGCAATTAGAAGCTGGCGATATTGTCACGGTAACAAATGCAAATTATGGTTGGGTTGCAAAGCTGTTTAGAATTTCGCAGGTTGTCGAGCAGTTTGGCGCAGATGGATCAATCACGGCAAACCTTACGCTGATGGAATTTAATCCAGCGGTGTTTGATGATGCAAACGTAACGCAATTTACGCCGGCCCCAAATACCGGAATTGGTTCACCGTTGGGCTTTGGCACCTTGACGCCGCCCGCAATTGTTTCGGTGCAGCCAAGCGCGGCTGTGCCATCGTTTGGCGTGTCTGTAACGGCATCAGCAAACGGAATTGTTCAATATGCGGAAGTTTATTATTCAGCGTTTGCAAGCCCCACAGACGCACAGCGCATCTTTGCAGGGACAACCGCTGTCAACCCTGGCGGCAACCCTTACAACCCAAATTCAAACATGGGCGTTGTCACGCTGACCGAAATACCGCAGGGGGATTGGTATTTCTTTGTTCGCATGGTAAATGCTTTGGGCAGCAGTGCGTTTAGCACGGCATCCAGTGTGCTGGTGTGGCGACCACTGACATTTCAATATGTGGATCGCTATATTGCGGTTGCTTACGCTGACAACGCAACGGGCACGGTTGGATTTACAACCAACCCAAGGAATAAAGCCTATTTTGGCCTGTACAACAACGCTACAGCAAACCCTCCCGCAGCGGGCGCAAGCGCCTACACATGGTATCAGGCAAGCAGCAATTTCGGCACAACAAATTATTTGCTGTTTGCAAATCGCCAAAACCGAAAATTCAGTTTTGATATTGGCAATGCAGCACAAGCCAATCAAACGGCGACTTTTGTACCAACTGACACGAGCAAATTTGATGATTCGCTTTGGAGTGGGTTGCCTGATGGCATTAATATTATTGATCTTGACCAACGGACGGGGCAATTAACAAGGGTTGGCACAACATCAATTAGCAGCGCAGACGGGTTGTTAAGCATTACCAACAACACAAGCGGATCAATGGTCGTTTCGTTGGAGCGATTCTTAAACTTTGGTGCAGGGGTTTACAGTAAAACCTTTAACGCCGCCACATTGACCATTGACATTTATGGCCGAGTGGTAGGATTTACTCAACCGGATGCGTTTTATTTTACCGAGTCCGTTTTTACCGCAACGGGTGGGCAAACATCGTTTGCTGTAACGCATATCGTTGGCAATGTGTTGGTGTTTCGCAATGGCATTTTGTTAAGCACAACAGAATACACAGAAACAAGCACAACAGTTGTTTTAAATAATGCTTGCGCGGCAGGCGAAACGGTTGTGGTGTTTAACATGCGGGCGGTAAGTACCGACATTTATTATGAGCCGTTGCAAACAAGCGTAAATACGGCGGCAGGGTTTGTAGTTAATTACACGTTTAATCCGTATCAGATTATTGAGCCGGGAGATAAAATTACGTTTGCAAACACCGGAACGCCAACACAATACACGGTTGCATCAACAGACACAACATTTAACAATATTACATTTACAACATCAGTTGCAGGTGTTGCAGCGGGTTCGCAAATTTATAGATATCGAGCAGCAGGCAGCGAATATAGGCCATTTAGCAGGATTGAAGATGACGTAACGTTTGTTTCTGATTATGCGTCAGGAGTAATTACAATTACCAACGGGTTTGAATTGGTGTTTGTTAATGGGTCTGCATTAAATGAAATTGATTATGATTTAGAAGGATTTGGTATCGGAGGATTCCCATCACCATTAACGGGACGAATTATAATAATTCAAATGGCGGCAAATAATTTTGGTGTGCCTGCGTCAAACATTACCAACACGGTTGCATATTCAACGTCTGGGGCGTTGTCGTATACATTCCCAAACAATCCGCTTTCAATGGCGCTTTATGCCAATGGCGCTTTGTTTGCCAAGGGATCCGGTTACGATTACACTGCGACAAGCGCAGGTTACAACCTCACAACCGCCATCCCCAACAATTTCACCCTGTTAAATCAGCAGACCTTTGCCCGAGATGGTGCAGCGTAAGGATAACCCATGACCCAAGCATATAACCTTTCACAACTTGCAAACAATCTAAACACATCGGGCCAGCTTGATGCTCAAGATGGTTTGGTAAATGCGGTGCCGGTTGGCAACGGAGGCACAGGAGCATCAAACACGACAAGTGCAAGGACAAATTTAGATGTGCCATCCCGCAGCGGAAGCGGAGCAACAGGAACGTGGTCAATTTCCATAAGCGGCAATGCGGCAACAGCAACAACAGCATCAACCGCAAGTAGCGTCAATTGGACAAATGTATCCGGGAGGCCAACAACAGTTTCGGCCTTTACAAATGATTCTGGATATTTCCCAACTAATGCGGCTGTTTGGAATAACGTAACCGCAAGCAGGGCAATTGATACAACTTACACAAACAATCAAGGCAAGATGATTTTTGTTTCGGTGTCGGGTGTATTGAACAACGGCGGCACAAGTGATTTTAAAGTTTCCGGAATAACAATTTCGCAAATTGGTGCCAGCAGTTCGGCAATTAGGATTCAGCAATTTATGGCAGTTCCTGCCGGCGCAACATATCGAGTGCAAACTGTTGCGGCTGGGGGGTTGGGTATTGGCGAGTGGTATGAATTTTATTGACAAAGGAAAACACAATGCCAACCACATTAAGAAACACTGATATTTTATTTAATGATAGTTCTACGCAATCAAGTGGGCGTCAAGCGGCAAGAGCATACGCAAATTTTAATGGAACGGCAGCAACCATCAGATCGGCATTTAATGTTTCAAGCATTACAAAAAATGCGGTAGGTAGATATTATATAAATTTTACTACGGCAATGTCAGATTCAAATTACGCAACTGTAGCAAGTAGCAGTGAAAGTGATTTGTCGTTTGGATTTACGGGGTCTGGGCCAGTAAGTACAACGCAAGCATATATTTCTGTTTATGTAAGCACGTTTTATGTGGATCAAGCATTTGTTAATGTAAGTGTATTCAGGTAAATAAAATGTCCAATCAAGTAATTGTTTTTACCGACGCTGACGGGCAATTTTCTATGTGTATTCCCACAGGAGAATTGCCAATTGAAGAGGTGCAACAAAAAGACATTCCAAAAGACTGCGAATCGTTTATTGTTGATGTTGCAAATTTGCCAGCAAATGCAAATGATTTTTTTGAAGCGTGGCAACACATAGGCGGCGTGGTAACGATTAATTTAGCAAAAGCAAAAGAAATCACAAAAGCCCGTTTAAGAATTGAGCGGGCGCCGTTGTTGATCGAACAAGATATTGCGTTTCAAAGGGCATTAGAAACAAATGCAAGCACAGAAACAATAATCGAAGAAAAACAAAGACTTAGACACTTGCCCGAATTGGCAGATCAATGCCAAAGCATAGAAGAATTGCGAGCATTGACAGCAAAAAAATAGACTTGTTTTTTGCATTCAGTGATAATCACAACACAAGACACGATCCGTTCCGCTGAGAGTGCTTAGCGGCGCGTCAACACCCGAGAATTGGGGAAGCAATGGCTGTCTTTTCAAAAAACACGCTGATACAAGTATCGGGATTCAACAACCCGATCATTGCTGGCGAGTTGGTCTATCAGCAGAAAACGTATTGGAATCTTGTTTTTACAGGCACAAACAATGTCCCTGTAAACCTGACGGGCGCAACAATCAACGCCCAAATCGTCAGGCGGCAGATTTCTAATCTGCAAGACACCCGAAACGGGTTAACGTTTGACATTTCAGACTACAGCCCGCCACCATCGCCTGTACCCATGACGATCAGCAACCGCAATGATGCGGCTGGATCGTTTACGCTTGTTATCAACCAAACGTCTTGGGATGTAATAGCAGGCGATCCCGAATTGGACATTTCGGCACAAAATCCCGTGTGCTTTTCTGGGCGCGTAAAGATCGGATTTCCTTCGGCAGTCGGTGTCCCTGAAGATGATTCGATCATCTTTTTGCTGTTCCTTGTAAGGTCGGATGGTGTTGTAAACACTACAGCGGGCGTTTGAGGTCAAACGATGGCAAATCTCAATGTCACCGTGGTTGATGGTAACAACCTAAACGTCCAAGTCACGCCCACACCGGATCAAACAATCACAATTGATCGTGGCGTGGCTGGCCCCGCTGGCCCACCTGGGCCAAACTCAATTGGCGGGTATCCAATCAGCATCACAGGCGCAGCAAATTACGATGCGCTAATGTTTGTCAGCAATCAATGGGTTAACGTGCCGCAAACCGAAATCGCAGACGGCGGTAATTTTTAAAGGGGTAAATTATGGCGAACACAATCCGCATCAAACGTCGGGCTAACGGTGGTGGCGCAGGCGCACCAGCTACACTTGCAAACGCCGAGATGGCGTTTAACGAACAAACTAATATCCTGTACTACGGCACGGGCACAGGCGGTAGCGGAGGGTCGGCTACGTCAATCATCCCGATTGCTGGCAATGGCGCATTTGTAGACGTAAGCACCAATCAAACGATTGGCGGCGTGAAAACGTTCAGCAGCGCAATTGCGGCCGACATTACTGGCAACGCGGCGACCGCTACAACTGCGACCACATCAGGCACGGCAACGCAGGCCAATCAACTGACGACAGCCCGCACCATTAGCGTGAGTTCAGACGCTACAGGATCGACAAGTTTCAACGGTTCTGCCAACGCTGACATTGCGCTTACGCTGGCAACAGTCAACGCCAACGTTGGCGCATTCACCAAGATTACTGTTAACGCCAAAGGCTTGGCAACGGCAGCAAGTCAAGCAAGCCTGACCGACTTGGCTGCGCCAACGGCAAATTTCAGCATGAACAATTTCACGCTGAGCAACTTGCCTGAGCCAATTAACCCGCAAGACGCTGCGACAAAAAACTACGTTGACGGCATAGCACAAGGCTTGCATGTTCACGCATCGTGCGAAGCCGGTACAACAGCATCCCTTGCAAGCATCACGGGCGGCACAGTCACCTACAACAACGGCACGGCAGGCGTTGGCGCTACGTTGACTTTGAGCAACCCATTAACCGTGCTGGACGGCGTGACGCTAAGCAATGGTTTTCGAATTCTGGTTAAGAACGAAGCCAACCTTGCCAACAACGGCATCTATGTGCGAACAAGCGCCACGGTGCTGACCCGTGCTAGCGATTTCGACACCGCAGCAGAAATCGCTGGTGGCGACTTTACGTTTGTTTCTGCTGGCACGGTGCTGGACAACACGGGTTGGGTTCAGACAGAGCCGGTTAACGTCATTGGCACAGACCCAATCGAGTTTGTGCAATTTAGCGGGGCTGGCACATACACCGCAGGCACGGGTCTGACGCTGACCGGCAATCAATTTAGCATCACAAACACGGCGGTTACGGCGGCAACCTATGGCAACGTAAACGGGACTCAAACCGTAGTGTTTACGGTCAACGCACAAGGCCAACTGACCGCAGCGGCAACTTACGATATCAACGTAGACGGCGGCACATACTGACGAATCATCCCGGCTCAATAGCCAAAAAGGGGAAGGCATATGCCAAACAAAATTCAGGTTAAGCGATCATCTGTTCTCGGCAAAGTGCCGACAACATCCGATCTTGATTTAGGCGAGTTTGCGGTCAACACAACTGACGGCAAGCTGTTTATAAAAAAAGATGTTGGCGGCAGTCAAAGCATTGTGCAAATCGGTGCCACCGGCCCCACCGGCCCGACCGGGGCAGGCGGCGCTTTAGGGTACTGGGGTTCGTTTTGGTCAACGGCAGATCAAACAGCAGCAGCCGCAAATACGGCATACGCTGTTACTTTAAATAATGCTGACGCGGCAAACAGCGGCGTTTCTATTGTTTCTGGTACGCGGTTGACATTTCAATATGTCGGCGTTTACAGCATCACGTTTTCAATTCAATTTACAAATGCAAGCAATGCTGTTGGGTCAACGCAAGTTTGGCTGAAGAAAAACGGCAGCAATTTAGCCGACAGCAATTCGCATTTTGACGTTCAAGACAAACAAAGCGGTTCTATTCGCAGTGAAGTTTTCACGGTCAATTATGTTTTGAATGTTGCCTCAAACGATTACATCGAAATTTTCTGGCAAACAAATAACACAAGCGTTTCGCTAGAAACAATACCGGCAAGCGGCAATTATCCGGTCACGCCGAGCATCATCCTTACGGCAACGCAGGTGATGTATACACAGCTTGGCCCAACAGGAGCGCCCGGCCCTACAGGCAGTCCGGGCCCGACAGGCCCAGTTGGCCCAACAGGCAACACTGGAGCGCCTGGGCCAGTTGGCCCAACAGGAGCAGTTGGCGCACCTGGGCCAGCAGGGAATCCTGGCCCTACCGGCCCGACCGGCCCGTCAGGCGCGGCGGCAACGATTTCGGTTGGCACAACAACGACGTTAAGTGCTGGAAGCCCCGCAACGGTTGCTAATAGCGGCACATCATCTGCTGCAACTTTTAATTTCGGTATTCCTGCTGGCCCGACAGGAAGCCCTGGCCCAACTGGAAGCCCAGGCCCTACTGGCCCCGTTGGATCGGCGGCAACGATTGCAGTCGGCACAACGTCAACGCTAACGGCTGGAAGTCCTGCAACGGTCACAAACAGCGGATCGTCATCAGCAGCAGTTTTTAATTTCGGCATTCCTGCTGGTTCTACGGGCCCCACAGGCCCCACAGGCCCCGCTGGCAGTCCTGGCCCCGCAGGAAGCCCTGGGCCTACAGGCAGTCCCGGCCCCACAGGGCCCACAGGCCCCACAGGGCCCACCGGGCCCACAGGTTCTGCCGCAACAATTGCGGTTGGAACAACAACAACATTGACGGCGGGTTCGCCTGCAACCGTAAGTAACAGCGGTACATCCTCAGCAGCGGTTTTTAATTTCGGTATTCCTAATGGGCCTACAGGAGCCACAGGGCCCACAGGAAGCCCTGGGCCTACAGGCGGCCCTGGCCCTACAGGAAGCCCTGGGCCTACAGGAAGTCCGGGCCCTACAGGAAGTCCTGGGCCCACAGGCCCTACAGGCCCTACAGGCCCCGCTGGCCCGCCTGGGCCATCTGGCGCAAGCATTTTGGGCACGACAAACACATGGACGGGGGCAAATTATTTCCGATCCAACGGAAACACAGCGCCAACTTCTGGGTCGCCTTTACAAGCATATTCCGACAACGGCAGCGGGGCCATTATGGCCTTTCATCGAGCCGGGCAATACGCTGTTAATTTTGGGCTTGATTCTGACAACGTGATGCGGGTTGGCGGCTGGTCTGCTGCTGCTAATCGTTGGGAATTGGACATGTCGGGCAATAACTGGGTTGCCAGTTCGTTTCGAGCGCCAATTTTTTACGATTCCAACGACACCGGTTATTACGTTGACCCGTCCAGCACAAGCAACATTGTCAATCTGAGAACCACAGATGCTGTCAGCAACAACATCAATGGCTTACGAAATATAAACCCAGGTGGCGGCTCTTATGTAACAGGCGCGTCAACCGTAAGCGGAGCCATCAGAATTGCTCTGCCGCAGTCGGTATATCCGATGATCCGGTTTACTGTCCGTGTGTACACTTACGATGGGTTGTCTTTCGACATTTATTGTGGCGGTCATACATCTAGCAATTATTGGTACAACACTTTTGCTTACATGGGGACGCAAAATCGGTCTGCCCTAAATGTAAGATTTACCAGCGACGGAAGCACCATGTATGTATACATTGGTGAATTGGGTTCGTCGTGGTCATATCCGCAGGTGTTTATCACTGACGTTCAGGTTGGTTACACTAATTATGAATATGATCGTTGGGATAACGGCTGGGCAATTACGTTTAACGCTTCGTCTTACAACAGTATACAGGCGACGCATACTGTTTACCCGCCAACAAGCAGCACAAACAATAATAATGCTGCTTATGCAAGTTCGTTTTACAACCCAAGCAATACGTCATATTTTGTAAATCCGTCAAGCACAAGCAGCCTTGTTGGCCTCACCGTTGCAAACACAATTAGCGGAAGCATTAGTGGCAACGCCGCGACGATCACCAGCCAAGCCAACAGCGCAACGATTACCGCATCGCTGGCGGCAAACGCGAATCAAATTGTTTTGCGCGATGGAAATGCCGATGATTATCGTAGGTATGGTTTTGCCGAATATTTTAATATGTCGCACGGTGTATCCGGATCAACAACGGACACCATTTTTTATTCATCTACAGACAATTACATTAGAAAAAATAATGCGACAGGTTTGCGGGGGTCATTAAACGTCCCAACCCGCACGGGCGGCGATGCTTCTGGCACTTGGGGCATTAACGTCACTGGCAGCGCAGGATCACTCAGCGCCAATCTTCCAGTGTCCCGTTTGAACAGCGGAACAAGTGCGTCATCATCGACCTTCTGGCGCGGTGATGGCGTTTGGGCTGCTGGCGTTTCTGGGCCTACAGGCCCAACGGGGCCAACCGGTGCAACCGGCCCAGCAGGCCCGACCGGCCCGACAGGCCCAACTGGGCCAGCAGGCCCGTCAAACGTAATTAATTGCACCAATACGACGGTTTCGGCAACGTATTACCCAGTGTTTGTAACTGCTGGCGGCGTAAACGCAACGCCATATGTTCGCACAACTGCAACAGCGTTTTCATTCAATGCAAGCACGGGTGATTTAGTTGTTCCCGGAACGGTGCAAGCAAACTCTGATGAACGATTAAAAACGGATTGGGCCAATGTTGAAGATGACTTCATCAAATCGCTTGCGCTGGTAAAAGCGGGAACCTACACTAGAACGGATTCAGGCGCGAGGCAGGTCGGCGTTGGGGCGCAATCATTACAGCAGGTTCTAAAAGAAGCTGTGGCGGCAGATGACAATGGAATGTTATCGGTGGCTTACGGCAATGCGGCGCTTGTGGCGGCTGTCAAATTGGCAGAAAAAGTTATTCATCAAGATGAGAAAATTGCAAGGCTTGAAGCCCTTGTAGAAAAATTAATTGGGGATCAAAAATGACCATCACATATACCTGGGCTGTCACCGGCATGAAAGTCACAAATGTCGGCAGTGAAACCAATTATGTTGTGCAAACGTATTGGACAAAAACCGGCACTGATGCAAACGGCAATACCGGCACGTTTACAGGAGCGACCCCATTTGCGCCGACCCCAAATCAACCCGGTTTTATTCCATTCGATCAATTGACCGAACAAATTGTTTTGGGTTGGATCGAACCAATGGTGACGGGTTCATATGAGGAACACGTTAATGGTGTTATTACAAAACAAATTGCAGACAAAATTGATCCGGTGATCGAACAGCCGCTGCCCTGGAACCCAACACCGGAGCCTGTTGCACCATGAGTCATTTGCCAATTTGGTATTTGGGGAAAGTTGATTCTGACACTTGCGATCAAGTCATTAAAGAATTAAGCGCATTGCCATCGCGTGATGCGTCAATGGGTATTGACGGCGAGACAAAGCAACACAGCCACAGAAACACAACTGTTACATTTGCCCCGTTCGAATATTGGTTTAGCGATCAGTTAAGCCAAATCGCGGCAGATGCGAATAACGTGTGCGGTTGGCAATATGACGTTGATGGCAGGGAAGCAATTCAATTTGCTCAATATGGCCCAGATCAGCATTATGGGTGGCATGTTGACGTTTTCCCGTTGGCAGGCAAGGCAACAGACCGAAAGATCACGACGGTCTGTTTGTTAAATGACCCGTCAGAATTTGAGGGCGGGCAGTTTCAGGTGCGCCTGTATCAAGAATACAGCGCACCATTGGAAAAGGGTTCGGTAATAGCATTCCCGTCAATTTTGGAGCATCGCGTAACGCCCGTGTTGTCGGGTGTGCGATACACGGCAACAATCTGGTTTCATGGCCCAAGGTTTAGATGATGGCTACGATCAACGAAACCGAAGCGAGGCTCAATTCGCATGAGGCGGTGTGCGCGGTGCGTTATGACGCAATCAACGCAAGGCTAAAACGCCTTGAAGGCATCATCATAAAAACCGGCGCGGTGTTGATTGTGTCTATGGCTGGCGTTATTTGGGCATCGGTTACTAAGGTGTAATCATGATCGACCCGATCACAGCCCTTGCCGCCATATCGTCGGCGGTTGAACTGGTCAAAAAGGTGGCTGCAACGGTTGATGACGTTACATCGCTGGGGCCAGTGCTTGGCAAATATTTTGATGCCAAAGCCGACGCGATTGAAGTTGTCCAAAAATCACAAGAAGGCGGGTTCAAAGGTTCGGCGCTAGGCAAGGCGCTTGAACTGGAAATGGCTATTGAGCAAGCCAAAGAGTTTGAAAATCAAATCAAGATGCTGTTTTTCCAAGCGAACAAAATGGACGTTTGGATGCGAATCGCGGCGAGGGCACAAAAGATGGAAGCTGACGCGGCACACGCGGCGCGGCGAAAAAAAGAAGCGCAAAAGAAACACGAACAAGAAATGGAAGAATTGGTAGTTGCTTTAATCGGAATTGTGGTGGTGTTGACCACAGTGGTCACTACCGTTTGGTTTATTTTGGAAGCAATAGAACAGGGCAAATAATATGCTGTCTTTAATCTCTACCCTTGGGGGCTTGCTCATCAGTGGCCTGCCAAAGCTGCTTGAATTTTTTCAAAACAAAAGCGACCAAAAACACGAGTTGGCTTTGGCTCAATTGCAAAACGAGCGCGAATTGGCGATGGCGGCGCAAGGGTATGCAGCCCAGCAACGTATCGAGGAAATCCGCACCGATCAGGTGATGATGCAGACCGAAGCGCAGATGACGGAAGCGGCGCTAAAGCACGACGAACAGGTGCTGGAAAAGGCCCACAAGTGGGTTGCATCTTACGTCGGCACTGTGCGCCCGACAGTGACTTACATCTTCGTGATTGAACTGGTGCTTATCAACATCTTTTTGTGTTATTACCTGTACGCAAACCCAGGAATGATTAAAAGCATGGACGATGTTTTGAAATATTCGGACATTATTTTTAGCCCTGACGAAATGGCAATGCTGGGCGGCATCATTGGCTTTTGGTTTGGTTCGCGCAATTGGTCTAAGAAATGAAGTTGAGCAAGCCCGCAGCCGACATGATGCACAAATACGAGGGGTATCGAAATCGCCCGTATTTGTGCCCTGCCCATATTTGGACAATCGGTTATGGGCATGTGCTGTATCAAGAGCAGATCAGACTGCCGATGAGCAGGACAGACGAAAAACCAGTGGCAATGATTCGCAAGGAAATGCCGCTAAAACCGGAGCATAACCGTGCGTGGACACAACAAGAAACTGATGATCTATTCGCGTCTGATATCGCGTCTTTTGAACGTGGTGTTCTTCGACTTGTTCCCGGCTGTGCTGGGCATCAAGGCCGCTTTGACGCTTTGGTATCTTTTGCCTTCAATGTAGGGCTTGGCAACCTACAGCGCAGTACGATCCGCATCAAAGCGAATCGCGGCGAATGGGAAGCCGCAGCAGATGCCTTTTTGCTTTGGAACAAAGCAGGGGGCAAGGTTCTGCCGGGGCTTGATAAACGGCGCAAAGATGAACGCGCAATGTTTTTACAATAATTTTTTGGTGACGCGGTATTCAAACAAATCCTTGTGCTGTGGATAACAAAGCGCAAACAATCGGGCCAGATAAGGGCTGATGTTGTTGTTTATCTTCCATTCGCTGCCCCGTTCAACTAAGGCCGAATGATGGCGCAGCACATGGATTATTGTCCTGGCTGAGTAGTGTTTAAAGCCAGCGTTGATGACCTTGCTGGCTTCAGACACAAACGCAACCCAGATATGCTGGTTGTCGGGAAACCACAGTAAGAATTCCGCAGGGAATTGATCCTGATGGGCTTTCAAAATGTGATTTGCCGACATTACGCAAGCCTTAAGATTTCGATTTGCGTTTTGTCTTTAGATCGGCAGGTTGTGTAACTGCCTTTCCCAGCGATTTTGCAGGCGTGACTGGTGATTGCGCTTTGCAGTTTATCAACGTCAAACTTATCTACCGGGATGATTAGCACATCGCCTACTTCAACGTGCGTAAATTGTTGCTTTACATAAGCACCCAATTCAGCAAAGTTATAACCGGTTTTTTCTTCTGCTAAAGGCAAATCGCCAAAACGTGTGCCATCTGGGCTAATGATTGCATATCGAGCGCCGATTGCATCCAGCATTGTCAAAGCGCGATTAAGAGTCACCAATTTAATTTTTTCCATGTCTTGTCCTTTCGTGTAAGAGGTGGGCCTACTTGCTTCGTCTGATTTCCCGGAGGTTAATCCTGCACTGCCTAGAACAATGACTAATCAGAATCAGCTTTCGGCCCGAATATCAATAACAGTTGGTGGTGCAGTTCCCAAAATAACAGCATGTGGTGCATGTCACCATGCGGCCACCACTAAAAATGGTGTGCGTGGAACATTGCGCCCATGCGCCTGTAGTGACAAGCGCAATACCAAGACCGGCCAAGAATCGTTTAATCATGATGGTTCCTTTTAAAAGGGTGTGTCTAGATCGTCATCAGCGGGAAGCCCCTCATAGCTGGGCTTTTGTTTTTGTTTGTGCTTTGGGTCAAACGGAAACGCCTTGAAATAGCCGGTAAATTTGTCACCGACCGGAAGGCTATCAATCTTGACCGACATGGCTTTTTTGTCCTCATCAACCCAGATTGACCCGTGCGTAGTCCAAAATGTTTTCTTTTCCCCGTTAGACAATGTGTATTCGCGGCTGGGGTATTTGATTTCGTATTGTTGTCTCATTCGAACAGTTCCTTTAACTTGTTGACCTTGCCATTTAATTCGGCAAGAAATTTCACAATCTCAGCTTCCATTTTTTTAATGAAGTCTGCATCACGGAGCACACGCTTGACGAACAATTGTGCTTTTTGCGGCATACGCGGATCAAAAACAACGTAGTCGCACCAAGCCCGACCAGTGCAAGCCATCTGCATTTGCATTTGGGTGTTGTACTTTCCGGGCACGGTTTGGGTTAGCAAAGCCTCAATCATCCCTGCTGTGTTGGGGCACTTAATCTCAACCAAGCCATCATCGCCCACCAAGCCATCAGGCGATGCGCCTGCGCCTTCAATCGTCGGATGTGGCACAAAGCCGCATTCGTCAACCATCAGGCCCGTTGTGACTTCATAAGCAGCCCTGGCGAACGGCTCTTGTTCCGTGCCCCACTGCATTGATGCGTTGGTGTAGCTTTCCTGCCTTTGATTGGTCAAAATTTCAATGACAAGTTGTGCCATCAAATTGTCGCGGCTGGCGGCATAACCCGTTTTAGTGGTTGCCATCAGGTCAGCAACACGGCTGGCTGTTACCTTGCCCAAGCGGGCGGCAAACCATTCGTCGGTGCGCTGCTCATCCATTTGCAGCCCTTTCTTTTTCTTCTTTTTCGCGCATTGCCCGTGCTTGCCTTGCCTTCTTTGCTTCAACCACTTTGCTGATCCAATGCGGATCACCTTTGCAAGCCTCATACGCCAACTTGTAGGCTGCGCTCATTTCTTCGCTGTTGGCGCTATCGTTGATATCCGCAATGTGCGCGGCCATCGTTGCGGCGCTCACATCACTTGATGGCTTGACGGCGGCATTCCCGTCATCGTCCTCGGGCGCAATGCCGCAGGCGGTCATCAGGCT